CATTATTTAATTCATTATTTAATTCATTATTTAATTCATTATTTAATTCATTATTTAATTCATTATTTAATTCATTATTTAATTCATTATTTAATTCATTATTTAATTCATTATTTAATTCATTATTAACAAGTGAAAACATTGTTTCTAATTTAAGTTTTACATAATTATTACTACTATAAATATAAATATTATATACTTCATTACAGTTTACAGTTAAAATTTCATCATAATTTGTAATTATAGATAATGAACGGGGTTCATCATATAACGGTCTTTCAGAATCTGTATTAGATTTATTATTAGTTAAAAATTTAATTAAATGTATATCATCATCTGATATATTTAATTTATTTAAAATAGATATAATAGCATTTATTGTAAAATCTCCCGTAAATTTATCATATAATTCATAGTTATTAATACATCCTATTATTTTTAATAATATAGGCATTATTAAAATTATAATAACATTATTTTATATTGTTTAATAATAATTTATTATTTTTTAATATGTGTTGTCCACTTTTTGTTCTAGCTAATTTAATCATATTATTTAATACAGTGAGTTCAAATTCTCCATCTGCATCAACATAATATGTTTTTGGAATAATTTTTAATATAATTTTTTCTGCTGACATTATAATATATTTATATATTATTTTTATTATATGCATTATATAAACATTTATATTTATCTCCACATGAAGATAAATATATTATAACTTTATGAGATGATATAAATAATAATAATATTGTAATAGTCCATATTATCTGTCTTACTTGTAATTTTGATATTTTATATACTGGTGATATTATACTATAAATAAAACCATTATCAACATTTTTCCCTGTTAAATATGCTTCTAAATATGTAAAAAAACATACATCAGAATCTAAATACCAATGAAATAATAATGACATTGACACAAATGCATGAATAAATAATAAAGCTGGTATATTAATAAATGGCGCAATTAATATAAATGATATTAAAATATAATGACATAATTTAACTAATAATAATAACATTATTATTAGTTATATAAAAAATAAATATAAATACATATTTATCAAAAATATTGATAATTATAAATATAAATACATAATTATTTATATTTATAATGTATATTGGATATATTTCAACATCAGACCAAATTATATATGGAAAAAATAAAAGTGGACATAATATATATAAAGCACACTTATTTAATAATTCACATTGTTTAGTATCTTATGGAGGTAAATTAAAAGGAAAAATATTAATTATATTAAACATTGATAAAACATATAATAACTTACCTTTAGGTAATATTATTAATGTTATAGGATTAATGAATGATTCCAATTTATATATAACATTACAATATATCTATAATATATTTAGAAAAAATATATCATATAAACCTATCATAAATCAATATGAATTAAATTTAAATAGAATATTTATTAATGAAACAATTTTTTCAATAGACCCACATAATTCTTTAGATATTGATGATGCTATATCATATAATGGGATTGATACAGTTAATATATATATAGCACAACCTATATATTATTTAACAGAAGAATTATTAATAAATAGAAGTAAGGTTGCATTTTCAACATTATATTATAATGAAATAAATAATTTATGGGGCGATGAAATAACTAAATTATCAAGTTTATTAGTTAATGAAAAATGTCCAGCATATTGTATATCATTTAAATTTATAGATAATGATATTATTATAAATTCCTATCCATGTTTTATAATTAATAAGATTCAAACTAATTATGATGAGTGTTTAAATTATCCAATTATAAATGATTTTTATAATTTTACTAAAAAAATAACTAATATTAATGATACTCATGAATTAATATCTTATTGGATGATATTAGTTAATAATTATATTGGTAATAATTTTAAAGTTCCTCATAGAGTTATTAAAGATAATAAAATAAATAATTTTAATGATATTGATGAAGATGTTAAAGATATATTTATAAATTATTTATCTGACAAAGCTAAATATAGTTTTGATGATAATTATCATTGTAAATTAGATAAATATAATTATACACATTTTACATCACCAATTAGAAGAATGATAGATACTATTATACATTGGTGTATAACTTATAATATAAATATTATAGATTTATTAAATAAATATAATATAACAATAGATGAAATAAATATATTAGATAAAAATACTAAAAAATTTCATAATGATATAAATTTATTAAATAAAATTAATAATTTAAATCAAGAAAATGATTTTTATGGTTGGGTTTATAGTAATAATAAAAATATATGGAATATATATTTTAAAGAATTAGGTTTTCAAAAAGTTAAAATGTGGCACAATAAATTAGATGATATTATTGATAAAACTAAATTTGAAAATATAAAAATTGGTGATAAACTAAAATTTAAAGTTTTTATTAAAAATGGGTTTTTAGTAAGAGATAAAATATTAATTGTTTTATTATAAAAATTTTTAGTAAAATATAAAATATTAATTATTTACCATGATTATGTTTTATATAAATATCAGTTTTAGTCGATGCATCACCCTTAATATTATTATCAGGTAATGTATAAATTTTCATGTTCATCTTTTGCATAGCAAAAGGAAACCCAATCTGATCCTGTGTAGTATATTGTAATGTTTGTTTATACCAAAAATCAAGAAATGGAATTATAGTAGGATTTGACATTTTATATGCTACAAAACAAGTCACCCAAACACCCCCTTTAGTCCATTTTTTATCATCATAACCTTGTTTTATATATTCATCATATTGACTATTTACATCTTGATAAGGTTGATGTTGATTAAACCAAAAAGTGCTTGTATATCTATAAAAATTAGATGCATCTGTTTCAAATTTTAATAAACCTTTTCTTTCAACATGATCCCAACTAATTAAATCTATATTATTTTTATTAAATAATTTAATTATGTATGCACTAACATTATCTGATGTAATTTCTATAGTCCCGTCAAGCCATATAATATAATCATATTTTTTTAATCTAGGTATTAAATGAAAAGATTGTTTATAATATTTAGCAATATTAAATGTATGTTTATTATTAGATAATGAATTTATATAACTATTATTATCAATAGGATTAGGATTATCATTATGATATGGAGTATTATCAATAATCCATCCATTATTTTCTATTATATTTGTTGAATTTGTAAAACATATAAAATCTGAAGGAATAGTTTGTTTTACAAATTTTTTACATGTAATTTCATAATTTCCATATATTGCAGAAATATATGCAACTTTAGGTTCTTGATTATTAAATTTTTCAATATTGCTTTTATTATAAATATATAATAAAAATAAAATAATTAATAATATGATTAGTGTAAATTTCATATATATATAATAGATTTTTATTTTATATATTAAATAATTGTAGATTAAAAAATATACAGAACCTAATCTAGTTATTTTTAAATTTAATGATGATAATACTATAACAATATATGCGCCATCAAATTTGTTTATTAATGTATTAATTAGTTATGATGAATATCTTGAATTGATAATATAGAAAAATTACCATTAACACTAATAAGTATAAATGATAAATAACATTTTTATTTTAATGGAACATAATTAAGAATTTATTTTTATATCTATTATTATATAATGTCTACATATGATATATATTTAACAGATAAATATAAACAAGTTATTGGATTAAATAATATTCAATCATCAAATAGTGGTTTAACATTAATAGGTGGTTCAACTGTTATATCTAATGTTAATGTATCTAATAAAAGTCTATTTAATAAAGATATAATTGGATATAAATCATTAAATGTTAGTGGTAATGTTAATTTAAATATAAATTTAACTGCATTATCTTTATTTAATAATAATTTAGTTAGTAATAATATTAATTTAAATAACTTAAATATTAATAATGTTATTAATAATAAAAATATAAATATATCTAATAATTCTATATTAAATAATGGTAGTATATTATCTTCATTATATGTTAATAATACAGTTTATATACAAAATAAACTTTATTTAAATAATATTAATTTATCATCAATTAGTGCAAATAATATTAATATAGGAGGACCTTATACTTTAACAAAAATTAATGGAACGTTATTATCAATATTAACTAATGATTTACAAGTTGTTGATAAGTATATAACATTAAATTGTAATGGTAGTTTATTAACACCATTAGATACTGGTAGTAATAGTGGTATAGAAATATATAGTACTAGTGGAAATGGTTATCTAAGAACTGATATAACAGCTACTAGATTTGAGCATTATCTTAATAATAATTTAAATTATATCGTTATAACAGATAGTAGTAATAATTTAAGTATTACAGGAAAATCATTATTATATGGTGATACAAGTTTAAATTCATCATTATATATTGAGAATAATTTATCTTGTAATAATGCATATATTAATAACAATTTATTTATTTCAACAATATCTAATTTTCAAAATATAACATTAAATTCATCATTAAATATATCTACATTTTCTATATTTAATAATGTTAGTATTAATACTAATTTATATGTTTCAGGTAATACTAATATAAATAATAGTTTATCATGTTTATCTAATTTAACTTGTAATAATTATAATGGTAATAATGTTAGTATATTATCTAATTTATTAGTTAATAATATTACAAGTATTAGTAATAAATCAACTTTATTATCTAATATGAATTGTTTATCAAATAGTTTATTTAATAATTTATCAGTATCAAGTAATTTATATATATCAGGAAATGTAAATCTATCAAACTTAACAATAAATAGTAATTTATATGTATCAGGTTATACTAATATTAATAATAATATTACAATATTATCATCATTAAATTGTAAAAATAACACAATAATAAATGGAAATATTACATTAGGTTCATTATTAAATAATATAACTATAAATTCTTGGATAATAATGCCTTTGAAAAATTATGATGATAATTTAAGTGCAGTTAGTGGTGGTATATTAAATTATTGTCTTTATAGAACTGGTGATATTGTTAAAATTAAATTACCTGATATTAAATCATTTATATTAGATAATGGCTATTTATCTATAACTAATAATTATAATATTATAAATAATAATAATTGGACTATTGAAGGTTGGTTTTATCCTAAAGTAAATTCTAATTCATCTAATGATGCTATTGTTTTATTTGATTTTAGAACATATCCTTATGTAAGAAATAGAGGATTTACTTGTCATATATTACCTAGTAATAAAATAGGATTTTGGAATGATTATGATTATAATTTATATGGTCAAAGTACATCTACTATTACTTATAATACATGGAATCATATAGTTTTTATGAGGTCAAATAATTCATTATATGCTTTTATAAATGGTGTTTCTAATTTAATAGGAACTAATCCTGCATGGATAAATAATTTAACAAGTTTAAATTCATTATATATAGGTGTTGATAATTATTGGATTACACAAAATGGAACAACAACAACTAGAAATAAATATTATGGTGAAATATGTCAACCAGTAATAACATTAGGTGCTAAATATAATGTAAATGGTTTTACACCTCAATGGGATATATCATCTGATAATAGATATACTAAATTATTTTGTTTAGAAAGTAATTTTGATATTATATCTAAACTCACTATAACTTATAATAATACTATATCATCATATTCATTAAATACATCACCTATATTACCAGTTATAAATATACCTGGAAAATTATATACTTTAAATGATTTAATTGGTAAAACTGCTGGAACATATCCTATTAAATGCACTGATGGTAATGTTAGAAATTATTATTGGGATGGTACATATTTAGTTATATATAAAGAACAATTAGATGCAAATTCATATACATCTAATTGGAGTAATACAACAA